CTCGGCACGCGACCCTGACTGACTGCTCGCTCGAGTATCCCAACGCGGGTGGACTCGTAGGCGGGCATGGCGACCGCTGATACCTCGAACAGCTCATCGACCTTGCGCACGGTGCGCATCGGCTGGTCGCCCTGGTATGACCACTCATCGCCATCCGGCGCGGTGGTGAACGCGAACGACATCTGATCCACGGTGCCGTTCTCGAGCTTGCTGGCGAGCATCCGCACATGCGGATCGTTCATGTCCACGCGCGCCCACACGCGCAGGCCGATCTCGTCCTCATCGACCTCGAGCGTGCCGTTGCTCGAGCGGGCGAGCACGTATGCGCTGTCGTGGTTGTAGAGCAGGCGGATGTCCGGACCCTTGGCAAGCGCCTCGGTGAACGCACCGCGGGTGAACGTCTCCTTGAAGCCGCCGAGATCGAGGCTCACGGCATCCCAGACCACGGCGTACCCGGCGACTGTGCGGTACTGCTTGCCCGCGCCGCTCTCGCGCCACTCAGCCTTGCGCCCGTGGTACGCGATCTCGCGCGATGCGGTGTCCGGCTCCTCCATCACGTCCTCGATCACGTCCTCGAGCTCGTCGGCCGGATCCGTCTGGACTACGGCTGCAGGGTCGGCCGGGACGATCCAGAAGCGGCACACACCCTCGGGCGCGGCGGCCTGGCTCAGGATCTCGCAGCCGCCGCCGCCCTTGTAGAACGCGCAATTGGCGCAGATGAGCCCATCCTCGCGGAACGGGTTGTCGGCCGGAGCCATGTAGTGCGCGCCATCGGGCCCGGTGGACGGATCCCACGGCCCGAACACCTCGGCGATGCTCTCGAGCTTGTCGTAAAGCACCTTCTGGCGCGGAGTCATCCACTCGGCGTCGTCATCGCGCAGCTCAGGCGCGCTGCGCTCCTCCTCGGCGTCCATCTGCTCGACCTTGCGCTCTGCCCAGGCGCGGCCGGCGTCCCCACCCCACAGAAGCCATGCAACGTAGCCAGGCGTTTCCTCGCCAGGCGTGTCCCATCCATCCGTGCGGCTGGCCTCGTGGCGGGCAAACCAGCCCGGCATCTGGCGCACCTTGTCCTCCGACAGCGCCTCGCGGGCCGCCATCTTGCGGGCATCGGCGATCGTGGCGTCCACGAGGCCGTCGCCACCCTTGCCCTCGTCGTAGAGGCGCAGGCCCTTGGCCGCCTCATCGGCGATCTCCTGCGTCGGCACGAGCTCGACCGCGCGCGTCTCGGCATCGGCGTGCAGCATGCGGTCGGTCGGCAGGTCACCCATCGCCACCGCCTGCGCCAGCGCCTTGCGCACGGCGTCCTTACGCGACTCCTCATCGCCCGGCGTGTAGGCGTAGCAGGCACCGGCGTCGCCCCACTTGACGCCCGGCATGTCGCCATCAGAGCACTCACGCAGCGGCATCGGCACCTCCTGGTGCGTTCGGTGCGCCGCCAACAGGCGTCATCTGCAGCTCGTCTCCACCCGCGAGCGGCGGGTAGCCCTCGAGGGCTCGGAGCTCATTCGCGGTAAGGATGCCTCCCTGGCGTGCCTTGAGCGCGTTGTTGTAGCGAGTCTCGGCGTCTGCGCGGAGCAGGCCGTCGATGAGGAATTCCGGCTTGAGAGCGGTGCCCTCGAACAGCGCGGATGCGTTGAGTCCCTGCTCGATGCGGCGGATGCGCGGCAGGAGCGAGGTCTGGTAGAAGCGGGTCATTTCCTGCTCGGCGGTGTTGCCGACAGGCTCGCCGACTCCGAGCATGTGCTTGGGAACCCGGTAGATGTTGGCGATGTCCTCGATGCCCATGCGCGCCGCCTCGACGTAGGCCGCGTCGCGCATGTTGATCGGGATTTTCTCGAGCTCGGCACCGCCGGCCAGCACCGCCGGCTTGTGCGCGTTGTGCACGCCGTTGCCGTGGTTGGCGGCCCACGTCTCGAGGATCTGCTTGGCCTGCTGGCCGCCGACCGTGCCCGGCACCTTGATCACCAGCCCAGGCGAGGCGTCGTTGCTCCAATAGCGCCCGAGGAATTCCTGCATGGCGAGGTTGTTGCCGAGCGCGTGGCGGTGCATCTGGATCGGCGAGAAGCCCACGATGCTGCCGGCCGGCGCGAAGCCGGGAATGTGGATGATGTCGGCGGAGGTCAGATCCATGACCCGCTCGCCCTCCATGAACACGTCGAACCGCTTGTCACCCGTCTCAGGGTCGCGGCGCACGCGCACCATGTCCGGATCCACGACGTAGAGCTCGGTCACGCGGTTTCCGGACCTGATCATCTGCACAAAGGCATTGCCCTGCGTCTCGATGCTCATGGCGATCTGCGTGATGAAATCGAACGGCGACTGCGGCAGCTCGTTCGGCCGGTCGTGGAGGAGCTGGTACTGCGGGCTCTGCGTAGCGCGGCGGTTGCCGTCGCGCACCATGACCGGCAGCGCGCCAATCGTCTCCGAGACGATGCGCACCGCGGCGCTAACGGCCGGCAGGCCCATGGCGGACGTGATCGACACGCGGTTGCCGGCGAATGAGCGGTAGCCGGAGCCCGGCATCGGGATCGCGCTTGATCCGTAGGTGGCGCTCGAGCGGACCTGGCGGCCGCCGGCGTGGCGAGTGCGCACGATCATCCGTCGAGCACCTGGATGAAGGCGACACGCTCGACCGGGATCAGCTGATAGCCCTCAAGCTCCACGCTGCTGTCAGCAGACTCGATAAGCGACGCGCCCTCGAGGCGGTAGTGCTTGCGGCCGACGCGGCCCATGTAGACGCCCTCAAGGCTCGGCTCATCACCTGTCAGGTGCACGCGCGCAAGGCGCTTCCTACGCCACCACAGCATCAGCGCTTGGCCTCCACGACCATCTGGCCGGTGCCGTCATCTGACGTAAGGCGCTCGACGCCCAGCTCGTTCCTCGTCTCGTAGTACGTCTGCGCCGCCTCGCGTCGGTACCTATCGCGCCAGATCGAGCGATGCTCCACACGCACGCTCTCGAACGTCGCTGCCTCGCATGCACCGATCCGTCGCGGCCCCCACAGATACTTCCAATCCCCATGGACATCGAATCCGCCGTAGATGTAGTGCGCGCCGACCGCCTGCATGCGGTCGTGCACCTTGAACAGCATGCGCATGCGCGCAGCGGAGGCCGTGGGGAAGGCGATCTGGCGCGCGGCCTCAGGATGCTCACCGATGTAGTCGCGCCTCTCCCACAGCACCACCTCGGCGGTCGGCAGCGGGCACTCGCCCAGCTGCGCGTGCAGGTCTGACGGGTACTCCGTGAGCACGCAGTCGGCGTCAAACACCCAAAACCAATCCCGGTGCGCCTCAGCAACGGCGCATCCGAGGCGGAAAAGCGTTGTGCGCTTCTCGACCTCGTTGCCGAACCACGCCTCGGCCGGCCGGTGGATCGTGCAGCTGACGCCAAGCGCGTCGCAGGTGTCTTGGATGACCTGCGCCTGCACCGGCAGCGACCGTGCGCGCGCATCAGGGAACAGCGCATACGCGCCGTCAACGGCCGTGATCGAGTCGCAGACCGGAGCGAATGAGGCCACTGCAGCCGCGAGGAAGGCCGGCGACTCGTCGTACCACGCAAGCAGGCCGTGAATTCGCGGAGCACTCACAGGTCACACCACCACGAGTAGCGGATGGCGGGCTTGCGCTCTCCGATGAGCAAGCGCTTGCGCGGATCGGTGTCCGGAGTCCACTCCCATCCCCATCTTTCCTTGACATGGGTGACCTCCGAACAACAGGTCACCCACATCGGCACGCCGGCCTCCTGCAGACGCAGCGACAGCGAGAAATCGGAGGCAAATCCCCTGCCGTCCGCGGCGATCGGCTGCATCGGGAACCGATCCCACAGCTCGCGCGTGAGAAACGTGAGCGCAAAGCCCATGAAGCCGGTCGGCAGGCGCTCGCCCTTGTGCTCGAGGAGCTCGCGCGCCTGATACCAGGGCCCATAGGAGTCGATGCCAGGGTGGCGCAGCTTCATCGGGCCCTTGGTCACGTTCGCCAGCGGGTGCGTCTGGTCGAGCCGGCACCACCCGGTCACCGCCTCGGCCTCCTCGAGGTCGTCCAGCACCGCATCGAGCGCCTGCTGCGACACGATGCAGTCATCGGCGATGATCCCGATGGCGTCGTAGGTCTGGTTCTCGGCCACCGCCTCGTTGATCTTGGTGGCCGCCTCGGCCTCGGTCATGTAGCTCGCCCACAGCTGATCGCAGTCGAGCTGGCGGATGCTCTCCTTGCACTCCTCGATGTCGCGCGGGTTGAGCACCACCAACAGCGGCTTCATGCCGCCACCTGCTGCGACTCATGCTCATCAGCGACATTCGACGCCTGCTCGAGCATGGTGACCACGCCGATCGCGTGGAATCCGGTCGCGCGATGCTCGGCCTCCCAGCTGCCGCCGGCAAACCAGCGGATGACATCCGCCAGCTGCGCCTCGAGCGCATCCCAGCGGCGCGTCTCGACCGGCATGGGGATTCCCTGGATGCGCACGCCAGGCTCTCCGGTGCGCAACGTGTCGTGCACGCGCAGGCCACGATCGGAGATGTGCAGCGCGCCCTCATCGCCGATGATCCACGCCTCGCGTCGGCGCTCCGGCCACAGGCTGTGCGCCTCACAGGTGATCACCGGGCCCTCGTCCATGTCGATGATCGCGCGGGCCTGCACCACGCGGTCATACGCGGTGCGCTGATCGGCCCACAGCGTCGCGCCTGGCACGTCATCGCTGTCGCCCATGGCGATCCTTAGCGATACGGCGATGTCATGCGGCAGCAGGTCGTAGATCGCGCCCTCCGGCCGTGCCGGGCCCGGCTGGCGGCGCACGGTGTTGATCTCGAGCAGGCGACCGAGCTCTCCGCGCTCGACCATCTGGCCGGCGATGACCACCGCGGGCTCCCACAGCAGCGTGTGGTCAACGGCCACCATGCGCTGAGCGACCTGCGCGCCGGCGATGATCGCCTCGCAGTCGCCAACGGTCATCGCCATGGGCTTGGTCACCCATACATGCGAGCCATTGAGCATGCACTCGAGCGCGTGGAGCGCGTGCAGCTGCGGAGGCGTGGTGACGCATGCCATGTCCGGCTGCTGCTCGTCGTACATCGACTCGAGCGTGTCGTAGACCGGCACGCCCAGCTGGTCGTGCGCCACGGCGCGCGCACCCATGTCGGGATCGACCACCGCCACGAGATCGGCCTCCGGCATCGCGGCGAGCTTGCCTGCCACCACGCGGCCCCAGCGTCCGTAGCCGAGCACCGCGGCCTGCATCAGATGTCGTCCCAGGCGAGCACGTAGTCCGCGGGCTTGGGCGCACGCTCCGCGCGCCACACGGCCATGGCCGAGGCCACGCAGCCGTCGATGCGCTGCAGCCGTTGGCGGCTAATTTTCCAGCCACGCTCGGTCATCACCGCCTGCGTTGCCTCGACGTGCGCCGAGAGCACCGGATCTGCGCCGTCGTCTCCCACGGCCAAGATCCTTTCCTCCTTGGCGGACATGTAGAACGTCGCCAAGGCGTCCTTCATGCGCCGCGAGCTCTGATCGACCGCCGCGATGACCATTCCCGTCTCATCAGCGAGGTCATGCATCATCTGTTCGGCGAATCGCGGGTCGTAGACGACCTCCTGCACGGCCCATCGCTCGCCAGCGGCGCGGATCGCCTCCTTGACCACCTCGAGGTCAACGCGCCCACCGGGAAGCGTGTGGTGCGCCACGGCGTCATCGCGCGCGGCCCAGATGGTCGCCTGCACGAGGATGCGCCCGTCATCGCGCTTCCACGCAACCGCAAGCGCCGTCGAGTCGTGCACGAGGCCCACGTCGAGCGCCATGTAGACCTCTGCACCGTCCGGAATCTCCGCCGCTGGCTCCCACAGCGACTCCCACAGGCCCGCCGGCAGCCATGAGCTGCGCGTCGATGTCCACTTGTTGAGGTGGAGGCGCTGGAACGCGAGCTCGTCCACGGTCGGCGAGTCGTGCTGGGCGCTGAGCACGTCCATGTCGATCCACGAGGCCGGGTTGCACGCCATCCACAGATCCGTGTCGGTCGGATCGTCCTGGTCGCGCAGTCCGTACCACCACATCAGGAATCCGGACTCCTCATCGCGCGCGATCGTGAGTCCCGGCCGCATTTCGGTGTCCTTCATGCGGATGCCGGCGGCGAAAAGGCGTCCGAGCACGCTCTGGCGGTCGAATCCCGCCGTGGTGATCGCCAGGGTGAGCGGCTGATCGCGCGCGCCGGTCGCCGTGGTGAGCGCGTTCCAGAGCTCCTCCTGCCGCGGCGTCTGGAACGAGTGCAGCTCGTCCACCACGATCGCGGACGGGTTGAGGCCGTGCTGCAGCTTGCCGTCCGCGGCGATGCGCTTGATCACCGAGCCATCGGGCCCGAGGATGACGTAGCGCTGCGTCTCGAAATGCCGCGTGAGATCCTCGGATGCGTCCACGAACGCACGCGCCTGGTCGTAGACCACGGCCGCCTGGTCACGCGAGCCAGCGGCGATGATCACCTCGGCACCGGCCTCGCCATCTGCTCCTGCTGCGTAGAGCGCGAGCGTTGCGGCCATGGTGGACTTCCCGTTCTTGCGCGGGATTCCGAACAAGACCCGCTGGTAGACGCGCCGCCCACGCTTGTCCAGGCGGAACGCCTCCTCGAGGAATTCGCGCTGCCACTCCTCGAACACCACAGGCTCGCCGGCCCATCGCCCCTTGGTGTGGCGGCAGTACGCCTCGGCGAAGGCCGCGATGTGCGGGCCCTGGGAATTCACGAGCGCCGCGGGCTCGGCCCGATCTTGGTGGTGAGCTCCTGCTCGAGGCTCTTGCCACGCAGCGCGGCCAGCCCCATCGACACGCGGTCAATCGGCGTGAGGCCAAAGCGGGCAGCCCACGATCGGTACTCCGCCTGCGCCTTCTGGCTCACGGCGATGGCAGGGTGCGCGACCTTGTAGCCGTTGGGAGACGAGACGAACATGCCCTCCTCGTCCAGCAGCTCCTCCGCCTGACGCCAGCGATCGACGCAGCGCGCAATGGCCTCGAGCGCAACGGCATCCACCTGGTCGAGCAGACCGGCATCGGCCATCGGGCGCGCCAGCTCGGTCCACACCTTGCGCACGCCCGCCGGCAGATCACGCGGAGGCTGCACATCTGTGGTTGGTGCGATCTGCACCGCATCCGCGCGGGCCTTTCCGCCGTGCTCGGTCAGCGCCGGCCGCTTGCCGGTCACGCCCACGGCGACCTCCCCCAAGCCATCGCCGTGCGTGCAAAGTTGGC